GTTTATATATAATTGAATGTATTGATGCTACTAATAATAATTGTTATGTTGGTTCCAGTGTAGATTTTAAAAACCGGATGAACACACATCATCATGATTACAAAACAAAACCTAATTCACCGCTCTATACGTGTATAAGGGATAACGGAGGATGGGCTAATTGGATTGTTAATCAAATAGATAAACCATGTCACAGTTTATCGGAACTACGACAGCATGAACAGGACTTAAAAAATAAACTTAAACCATCATTAAATGTAAATGAAGCAAAGTATCAATCATTTGACGGTGAAGAATTTATCCCTAATCCAAACGCTTCCTATTTAGAAAACAATAGAAATCGCACTCAATATAGAACTAAAAAGGATGCATTAGAATTACAACATTTAAGACGTGAAAATCAAAATTTAAAAGAAGAAAATATAGAACTTAATAATCAACTAACAAAATTGAAAACAAAAAAAACCGTAATTAATAAAGCGGTAAAGATTAAAAATATAATATCTGATAATAATATAGCAATGCAGAACTTGAAAGAGTATATCAAAGAAAAACGCCCAAACTTAGGAGCAAGTAGCATCACTACATACAACAGCATCTTAATGAATTTGTATAAGCATGTGTTCGGAAACATTAATGATATTAATGTTAAAAACTTTGACGAGACAGAACCAATTCTTAAGCATTTAGGGGATATGCCATCTAACAAACGAAAAACCATTCTCTCTGCACTCGTTATTGTTACAGATGATAAAAAATATCGTGATCTTATGTTAGCAGACATTAAAACCTATAGCACAGAAATAAATAAACAAGAGAAGACGGACACACAGAAGGAAAATTGGATTGAGACTAGCGAGGTTAAACAATTATGGGACAGCTTGAAACAAACTGCAGACCTGTTATACAAAAAGGCTCAGCTTACGTCAGGTGACTTGCAACAGATCCAGTCTTTCATTATTATCTCTCTGCTAGGGGGAATGTTCATACCACCTCGGAGATCATTAGATTTTGTAAATTTCAAAATAAAAGAAACGGACAAAGCAAAGGATAATTATATTGATAAGAAAGAATTAATTTTCAACTCGTATAAGACGTGCCGTTTTTATGGGGAACAAAAGGTTGAGTTGCCCAGTGCTCTAAAATCCATACTAACAAAATGGTGCAAGGTTAATCCAACAAATTATTTGTTATTTGATAGCAACTTCGGACAGCTTTCCAGTGTCAAATTAAATCAACGACTAAATAAAATTTTTAATGGTAAAAAGATTTCAGTGAACATGTTACGCAAAAGTTACTTAAGTGGTAAATACGGCGACACAATAAAAACTAATCATGAATTAGCCGCAGACCTATCACAGATGGGCAGCAGCACTGCTCAAGCTACAACTTACATTAAACAAGAATAATTACTTTCACATACATATTATATTATAACTTAAAGAAACTATAATATATTATAACGCATTATAAATGCTTTTTGTCGCGGATATCCTGGCTTGTAATAGTGTTTATATCTACAGCTTCACCTGGTTTTAATTCACCAAGCACATCAATCGGGTTCGCATCTCGTATCGCCTTGTCACTTGATTGAAAAAACATTTTTAATATATACTCGTTCTTTTTAAAATCTATAGACTTGTTAAGGTCATCAAACATTTCAGTAAAATTTTCACAATCACTATATAAATCTTTACTACGTTGCTCATAAGCATTAATAAAATGACCCCAAGCCAAGCAATAGAAACCGCAAGCTGAGTTCATGAGAGACTGAATATCCTTTGTGTTATACGGAACATGTCCGCCTCCGCAAAACTTAATCACAACTTCTGGAGGAGGGGCACCGAAACTATCAAAATAACAATTTTCAATCTTTCCATTTGGATATTTATTGCACTGAAGAGCGACATAATGGCTACCGTCATTTGGTTTGCCATCCTCATCAAATTCGTCTTCCATATTTAATATATAAAATTTATTGTATTGTAGTTTGGTTTTTGTCAGCTTACTTTTAAAATCGCAAAACACAAGTGGGACATTCATCTTCTTGGCGAGTGACCAAATTTGAATATCAGTTAACATATTATATATATTAATAATATTATATATTTATTAATATACTTCTAAACTTATTTATTTTTGTAATACCATGCCAATTTTAATTCTTTTATATGCTCGGCGTTCTTAATTCTATATGCCTTTTGCGTTTCTTTTATGTGGCTTTCATTTTTAAGTCTATATTGTTGTCGTGTGTCGTTAATGTGTTGTTGGTTGTTTTGGACATACATTTTTCGCTCTTCCGTATGTTCCAAATTATATTGCTTTCGCAAATCTGTATTTGCAATGTTGCGTTCATGTTGTGACCGACTTGGATTAATTGTATTCAACTTTGCGTCAAATACTTCAAACCAGTATCGTTCTCTAGCTCTCGCCTCATTTCCATCTTGACATGGAAATTTTTCAATTTCAACCATTTGCCAATTATCCCAACCTCCATTAGTGGTTATGGATTTGTATATTTTTGTATCAGGATGCCTTTTACTGTCCGATTTATGACCCGATTTTCGTTTTGCAAAATCTGTTGTAGAACCTACATACAAGTCAGTAATAGTTAAGTCATTACAAACTATTTTATAGATAATTGTATTTGAATAATTAATGGGATGTCGCGGCATTATATCTTAAAATGTGTCATTGCCTTTAAGTTGTTTCTTAATAGATATAAGAGGTTTTGACATTTTAATACTTTCATAAATTTGTCGCATGGTAGCTGGTTTAACTATTTCTGCTTGTGTCACAGGCATAATCGTAACTCTTATTGAACTGTCTTCTTCTTGTTCAGTCGGTAGCGGTGCATAGAATAAGGACTTTATGATGTTCAATGGATCCATGTATATAAGTTCAGATATAATAAAAAAGGATCTAAAGGGATGTAAACCTTTGGCTAGGTTGCCTAGAGGGACTTGGCGGACTTGTTAGTTCATCTTCGGGTTTCTCAATTCCCGTGTCTCTAACTATATCTATCAATCCGCAACAGCATTTTATGGTCTTACACTTGGATTGATATGAATATTTTATAATCAGTGCAATTGTTGCTGAAGCAAAGGTTATTAGAGAATACAAAACTGTTGTATCCATGCTTTTGTTTTATAAAAGATGAGATTATATTTTTCATGGCTCCACCTTTCCAAAGGTGGAATTATTGAGTTGCTAATTGATACCAGTTGGTTCCATCGCACGTAAATCTTGTAGAAAATTGCGTAGCAGTCAAGGACACTGAAGCTGCTAATGTATTAGAGTTGAAGGGAGCTAAAACAACAGCTCCGCCTGTTTGATTGAATGTAATTACGGCTACATTTGTCAATCGTCTGAAAGTAATATCACTCCCAGCATAAGTAGCACTCGCGGTTGGTAATGAAATTGTAGCAGCCGCAGCCGCTGTAATAATATAAAAGTTTTTCAAAGGTGCCGCTGTAATTAATGTTACTGTTGCCGTAATAGTTGTTCCATATGTATATAACGTTTGTTGAGCAAACCGAGTTGTTCCGTCAGCATTAATCGTTACTGCCGTTATTTGAGCGGGAGCTATTATAATACTATTTGTTGATGATGTTGGAGTTCGTAATGTTAAATCTCCACCAGTCGCCGCTTGTATAGCGGACGCTCCCGTCATATTAAAACCATTATAGTTTGTATTACACCCAAAATAAACAGTAGCAAGATTGATTGATATTTGAGGAGTAGCAGCAGATTGACAATTTAAATTAATAAATCCACCTGACGTTACAGGTGTAGATATGGATAAATTTGTTGTAGAGGTTGAAGTTATTGTATTAGTTGCTACTGAACCGATTGTAAGGAGAGCAGCAGCAGCATTAATAGCACCCGCATTTGGAAGAGCTAATGCCGTCCCACCAGAAGTGAAGGTAACTGCTCCCGCAACAGATAAAGTAGCAGGGCAATTTACATTTGTAGTAGCTGTTCCAAGCTGTATTTGATTAGAGGCTGTTGCTAACGAATTCGCCCCTAATGCGGTTGAGTTTGAAGATGTAGCATTTACATTTGAGTTATACCCCAAACAAGTATTTAAGCCTGTAATTATAGAGTTTCCCGCTTGATTTCCAACTATAGTGTTATAAGAATTTCCTGTTATAGCTGACCCCGAACTGGCTCCCACAATAGTATTATTAGTGCCATAGGATAAAAAAGAACCCGCTTGAGCTCCAAATAAATTATTACTATTAGAAGAAGTCATACTAGGTGCCGAAGCAAAGCCAAAAATAGTATTATACGCTCCTGTTCCGACCGCAATATTACCGGAACCTACTCCTATTATGGTGCTATGAACTTCACTCCCATTACTGATAGGAATCGTATTTACAGTTAAAGCATTTGTTATAGCTGTAGAGCTCATATTAATACCGCTTACAAATGAAGCTGTTCCATTGACTTGTATTGAGCTCAGCGTTTCTAAACCCAATTGTGCTACGGGATATGTTAAATATGATCCGCTTGATGTGCTTGTTGTAGTAGTTGGAAATAAACTGCTATTGAATATGGGGGCTTGTTCAGATGGAGGCGGATAAGCTGAGCCAGACATTTAGTATTAAATGAGAAATAAAAATATAATATGTTTTTGTATTATATTTTAATTGCTAAAGAGATTATTTGTTTGTTTGATAACGGTCTTTTGCTTGTTCTAAAATATGGTCTTTATGATTTTCATAGTATTCCATTTGTCTGTTTATAATTCGTTCCTTGTTTTTTTCGTAGTATAAACGATCTCGTTCTTTTCTGTGTTCTTTAGTATTTTTTAAATTTATTTTGATCGCATGTGCATGTGTTTCACGATATATTTTACTGCTTTCAGTCTCACTTCTATTCGGAACACGTGTATTCAATTTAGAATTTAGCTCTTCAAACCAGTATCTTTCTCGGGCTCCTGCTTCATATACATTTAAACAAGGATATTGCTCTATTTGGACCATAGTCCAACTCTCCCAATTTCCATTTGCTCTAATAGTCTGATAAACTTTTAAATGATACGTGTTACTATTAATATTGCAACAATTACTTTTATGGCAGTTTTTTCGTTTTCTAAAATCGGTCGTATGACCTACATACACATCAGTAATTGTTAGGTCGTTGCATACTAGTTTATACATAATCGTTTTAGAATAATCTACAGGCAATCGGGGCATTATGTCTTATATTGTCTGTTGTCTTTAAGCCTATTTAAAATAATGTATTTAGAATAAAATATAATATTGATTTAATGTAAATATGCCTCCCAAGAAAAAGAAAATTGAGCAGGAACAAGAACAAACAGCGGAAATTAAAAACTGGTATGAGCACATGCCGAGTGAATTTCTTGACGTGCAATCACCTAATCCAAACTACTACCTTCATAAATTCAATATTCCCTTTAGAGCAGTTGTTGTAGCACCATCGGGCTCTGGCAAATCAAATTTTGTTACTAACTTAATACATTTGTTCTGTAAAGATAGTGGCACATTTTCGGACATAACTATCGTGTGCAAAGATAAAGAAGAGCCTTTGTATAAATTTCTACAGTCTAAGAGTGACAGTATTTCAGTGAAAGAAGGCATTCATAACTTACCGCAGTTGGATAAATACGATAAGAGCGTAGCACACCTTGTTATTTGTGATGATTTACAATTAGATAAGGATCAATCACGCATTGAACAGTTCTATATAAGAGCGAGAAAGAAAAATGTTAGCATCATGTATTTAGCCCAAAATTACTACCAAATTCCAAAAGTTGTGAGGAACAACTGCAATTACCTTATAATATTAAAAGTATCAGGTCAGCGAGAGATTGCTATGATCATGAAAGAGCAGGGCCTTGGTTTAACAAAAGATCAGCTGCTAAATATGTATGATTTTGCTACACATGAGAAGTTTAGTCCGCTAATAATTGACGTGGAGCAGACGGATAAGCTGAGGAAATTTAGAAAAGGCTTCAATTTCTACTTAAATCCAGCGGAGTTTATTTAGCGAATATTATTCAGTAATTAATTCTTCCGCGTTTTAGGAAATATATTATAATATATCCGTATTATATAAAACAATGAGCAAGCAAGGCATTATCTACGAGATCGTATGCAATCTAACCGGTGAGCGATATGTCGGCAGCACATTTGAACCAACTGTAGCTAGACGTATGGCTACTCACATTCAATCTAAAAACGGTTGCACTTCCAAAATTATTATTTTGCGTGGCGATTATTACAGCGGACTTTTAGAAACAATACATGTGGACACAAAAATTGAACTACTTATGCATGAACGGCTCTGGTATGATAAGGTTACTTGCATCAATAAGAACCGCCCTTACGTGAGTAAAGAGGAGAAGTTAGCGTATCAACGTGATTATCAACGAACTCATTATAAAAAATATTATGAGCAGCGTAGATCACAAAAGAAAGAGTATTACATCAAAAATAGAGACAGGCAACTAGCGTATCAAAAACAATATGTTGCGATGAAAAAACAGATCGCACAAATTGAAAACTTAAACAGTGCTGAAATTCTTTAAGCTGTTTTAATATATCTTTAGAAAAACAATTTAGAAGGATTTTATTATCTTATATTATATTATAATATAAAATGAACACTGCCGAAATGTCCGCCGACCAAGTGCAGACGATTGTAGATCGTTATACTCATCACCTGAAGATATGTAGCGAGTATAAGAAAGCACATCCAGCAAAAAATAACGCTTACTCAAATAAATATTTTAAGACCATGAAAGCTAACGATCCTGACAAATACGATGCCTACTTAGCTAAGCAGAAAAAATATTACAACGAAGTTGCAAAACCAAGAAACCTTGCCGCCAAAATTGTAAGCATTGAATTATTTAGCGATATATCTCAAAAATAGTAAAACGAAAATACTTTAGGCGAAAATTTAAACATATTATATTAAATTAATACTTAAAAATAAAATCTCTGTATAGTATATAGAATGACTGAATTAACCAATTCTCAACTTACCCAACTTTTGATGCAACAAAATGAAACGATGCAGATGATGTTTAAAAAGAAAATGCCCAAGACACTAATTAAGGACATGAAACCTAATGTTAGTTTTGAAGAATTCCTTGATAATATTGAAATCCTTAACCCTAATAAGCTCTTAAATTATACACTTCCTCACTATTATTCGCTAACCATTATGCATAATTTAGAAAAGATTGATTTGAAAGATCGTCCATTAATATGCAGTGATGCTAAGCAGAATAAATATTATTATTTTACAAATGGTGAATGGAAACAGGATAAGAAATTTCTGAAGGTTATACAGCAGAAAATATTTTATATGGTTGTGGATAAAGTAATTTCATTGAAAAAACTTACAGATAACAGTGAAAATACTTGCCTGTGCATCAGTTTATTTTTTGACGTGGAAAAATATCCTATTGAGAAACTACTAGACAAGATATTTATGCATCTTGGTAAAGCAATGCCTTCTATAACATCAAATGATGATGAATTTTAATCAGATTATATTTAAACAATTATTCTTAAATATAATTTTATAATAGCTATTCTATTTAGGCATTTATTCAAGTAATTTAGGTTATTTAAATACTTAAAATACTTTGGAGCAGATTTGTTAGTATCCTCAAAATAGAATATCTATTATTGAAATCTCTCATTTTAAAAAGGAAGGTCTTATATAATTAAATATTGTCTTAAATTTTGATCCAAAAAAAGATTTATAAAAAGTAGATTTGGTTTTATATAAAATTCAATAATAGATATTCTATTTAGAGGATAGTAGTATTTAGGAGTTTATTTAAGTAATTAGGATCATTTAAATACTTAGAATACATGAAATCACAGAATTGTTAGTATCCTCTAAATAGAATATCTATTATTGAAATGTCTCATTTTAAAAAGGAAGGAGCCCTATAAATTTATTTTGACTCAAATTTTAAGCCAAAAAATAATTTATAAAAAGTAGGTTTGGATTTTAAGATATTTCAATAATAGATATTCTATTTAGAGGATAGGGGTATTTTAGGGAATTAATTAAGTAAAACTACTTAAATATAATCTCACTATATAATATAGAATGACAACCGAATTAGAACCAACGTATTTTGAGTGTTTTTTTGATGAAAGTGATTATGAAATGAAACCCATAAATGAAATGTCCTTGAAACAGCTAGTGATATATAAGAAACAATTATTGAATTTAAATGATAATAAAACACTGACAAAGAAACAACATGCATTATTAACAGGAGATTTTATGAAAGGAATGTGGAATGAATACCCTGAAAAATATATAAACGCACCAGAAAAAGAAGCAGAGCATGCTCAGAAAATGAGAGATTTGGAGCGTAAAAAATTCAAAGCAGAATGCTTTAAAATTAATAAACTTCAATTTGAAAATTCAAAAGAGTTATTGATTGAGATTAATGCATTAGAAGAACAACTGAGAAACCAAAGTGAAACCAAATACAAAATTGAACATAATGAATATATGAAAACCAAAATCATATGTGATTGTGGAATGGAAACAATTAGGTCTAATATGCCGAGACACAAAAAATCAAAATGCCATCAAATATATGAAACCAAATTAGCAGCAGTTGCAGAAGCAAAAGCTTTAAAGAAACAAGCAATCCAGCAAAAAGCACTTATTGCTGCGAAATCTAACAATGGTTACGAGCTAGATGAAAATGGTAAAATAGTTTGGCCTGTCAATGAAGCGGGAATTAGATATTATTTAACAGATGCAAATGGCAAGAATATTTATCCTATTCACAAAACTGAAAAATTTGAGATTTACATGAGATGCAAAAATGGATTTACTATAATTCCATCATCAACAACCGGCTGTAAGACTTGCAGTATATGTAAGCTATTATAGATTGTTCAATTTTTAGGACTTTTTTTAAGTATTTATTTTCATTTAAATACTTAAAATGTGTGAATACAGTGAATTTGTTAGTATCCTCAAAATAGAATATCTATTATTGAAATATCTGTTTTAAAAAAGCAAGCTCTAATATAATGAAATAATTCCTTAAATTTTAAGTCAAAAAAAGATTTATAAAAAGTAGGTTTGAATTTTAATATATTTCAATAATAGATATTCTATTTAGAGGATAGAGAGATTTATGAGAGTTCTCTCCTTTATATTAAGTTCTAACTAAAGAGAAAGCAAGCCAAGAAAAAGAAATAACCTCGCTGTATAATAAATGACGACAACACAGCTGAAGACATTAAATCATTATCCCGAATTTCTGACCTCTCTAGCTATTGATGGTGTAATTAATTTTATAAACAACGGCATTCTACCAGCGAATTTGAACGCAAGACAAGCAGCACGATATCAGCAAAAGTTCGCCGCAAATGCGGGTTTTGTCACACGGGCAATACATGGCAATCAAGAGCTGTTCTACAATCCAAATGCAAATTA